TCCGGGGCGGGTTCGGGGAAAAGGTCCCCGTTTGGTTCAACGGGAAGCATTGGGGGCGGGCTTGGTCGGTTTGAAGGCGATACCGACGCGGCGGGCGGCGTGTCGAAGGGAATTGAGTTTAATCCCCGACTTGGCGGCGAGGTCCTTGAGGGTAATCGAGGCCGGGTCGACGGCGATAACCGCGTCCTTGGCGGACCCGTATTTGGTTCGTTGGTTCATCGAGGGACGCGGGCGGTATAGGTGATTCGGATTTCGCCAAGGTCGTCGGCGTAATCGATGTAGAAACCAAGGCGACCGAGCTCGTTGATGGAAACGGTAAGGTCGTTGATGCCCGCCGACGGAAGGGACGACTTAAGCAGGGAAAGGGCGCGGTCCACTTGGTCCCTTGCACATCCGCCGTTGTCGTTTTCGAGGATGTATTGCGCGCCGTCGAGGTCCTCGCAAAAATTGGCAAGGGCCATAACGACGGGGTCGTCGCGATGGGCCTTGCGTTGGTAGGTGTAGGACTTGGGCATCGGATTAATATTTGTTGATGATGTCGACGAGGGATGGGCCGTCGGCGAGGGCGAGGATATACGCGGTCAAGGCGAGGGCCGCGAGGAGGATGAGGAGGAGGCGCATTGGTTGGGTTTGGTTGGGATTAGAGGGAAAGGGCGATGAGGCGGTCGGCGATGTCCTCAAGCCGTTCGGTCAGAGCGTCGCGGTCGTCGTCCTCAAGGTAAAATCCGCGGAGGCGAATGAGGATGGACTTTTCCTCCGCGCGGAGGGATTCGATTTCGGATTGGATATTCATTGGGAGCGTTGGGTTGGTAAGGAGAAGGTGAGGGAGGTTTTGTCGTTCGTCAACATCCTTTATTTTAGGCGGCAACAATGTCGAGAGCTTGACGATATGCGGCGGCTTTGATGTCGAGGCGGATGGAAGCAAACGCGTCGCGGCGATTGTTGGTTCGCGCGTATCGCTTGTTGGCAATTTCGCGGGCGGCATCGACCTCGGCGAGCTTTACGGAAACCGCCGCAACAAACGCGGCCTTTTGGTCGGCCTTGATTTCATAAGCGCAACGAACAACGCCGGGGTTTTTCGAGAAACCGTTTCGACCGCGCTTGGCGGTCGAGGTGGAAAGGTCAAAGGCGGAGGCGGTGTTCATTGGGAGCGTTGGGTTGGTATCGATAATGTGGACGACCTTTCCCCGACCGTCAAGGCCCGAATAAAGGTTATTTACGAAAAAGATTAAGGGGGTCCAAACCCCGCAAATTTGCGTAGATTAGCCCGACCTAATCCCCGCAACGGAAAGGCCCATTTGACCCCCTCCGCTTGCCTTATACGGCCTTTTGACCCGACCGACGGCGTAGGACCCTCGCAACGACCGCCGCCCCCACCCCGACCGACCCGACCCCAAGGGCCATCCCAAGGTCGCGGACCGTCCGCAAGGCGGCCTGGGCGGTATTCAATTGGCGTTCCAGGTCCGCGGAGTCCGACGCAATCTTGTTCGCCCCCAAAAGGAGGGCCATCGAATTTGAGTCCCCCATCGTCGAAACGACATAATCAGCAATATAGGCCGACGCAATCGCCGTGACCCCCGCGGCGACGGTCAAACCGCAAATCGCGATAAGGAGGTTACTTTCGACCCCGCTTGGGTTTGCTCGGTCGTTTGCCATTGGAATTCGGTTTGATGCCCGCCGCGCGTTGGGCCTCGTCGACCTTGGCCTTTAGCTTGGCCTTGACGAAATCCTCCGCGGCCTGGGCGACCTCCGGGGCGAGATACCCACAAACGCCGATGACGGCGTAAAGGAGCTTCGCGTTGGTAATGTAGGACTCAAGGACGGCCCCCGATGCCCAGGCGACGACCGAGGCGGCGACGAGTCGTTTAAGGACCCAAACGACCCCGACCTTTTCGTCCATAAGCATTACCCGCGTCGACATCCCAAGGAGGCCGAGGATTGCCGCGATGACCCCTTGGCGGACCTCCGGGGATACGGACCCCCCATCGGGGGCGGCGGGCGGGGGAGGACTCATTTGGAGATTCGGACGGGGGTCGTATGCTTACCGAGGAGGACGCGCCGATAATTGATTTTCCAAAGGACGCGGGCGACGGCCTTACCGACGCGGTCGATTTCCTTTTCGGGCATTTCGGGCAGGGCGATATGAAGCGACTCGTGAACGGCGACCTCAAGCTCGCGGGCGGGGGAAAGTCGCGTATCGATTTCGACGAGGGGACGCGCGGGGTCGCAAGTCGCAAGCCCCCAAGCTTGTTCGCGGCCTAACTTGCGGAATACGACCCGCGGGGTCTTAACCTTGCGTCGGGTCATTGGGAACGGCCCGCGTTTTACGGTAAGCGATGAGTCCGCCGACGACGGCCCCCGCGAGGATGAGTCCGCCCAGGGACGGGAGGAACCAAACGGTTTCGAGGAGGAACGGGACGGACGCGCAACCAAGGCCGAACAATCCCGCGACGGCGGCGCGGAGATATTGACCGACGAGGGAAAGACCGAGGGCGATGAGGACGCAAAACCCGGCCCCAATCATCGCGGAACGGACGACCCCGTCCTTCTTGGCGGCCTCGACCTCTTTGACGAGGGCGGCGATGCGGTCGTCCTTGAGCTTGGCGACGCGCGCGGCTTCCTTTTGGTCCGCTTCCATCGAGGCCCAGGATGCGTCAATCTTCGCAAGAAGGCGACGACCCGCTTCCTCCGCGGCCTTGTATGCGGCGGGGTCGGCGGCGGCGGCGCGTTGACGAGCAAAGGCAAGGTCGCCTGGGGAGGGCGGCGGGAGATACGCGAGGGCGACATTGGTTTCGGCCTTTACGACCGAGGGCTTGTCGGCGGACTCGGACGCGACGGTAATCGCGGCGGCGAGGCGGGAATCTGACTTGTCGATTTCCGAACCGACCTTGTTGACGATGCCGCCGTCCGTCGGGGCGACGGGTTGCGTCGGGATGTCGGCGGTCGTCGAGCAACCGACGAGGGCGAGGGCGATGACCAAGAGGGAACGCATCGCCGGGACGATTAGCGGCCCTTGAGCGCGTCGAGGATGGACTTGCCCTTGTCCTCGGTCGCCTTGAGCTTCGCGGCGTTGTTGCGGTAGATTAGGATACCCGCGGACGCGCCGATGAGGAGGCCCGTCAAGAAAGTGTAGATATAGGACATACGATTAGGAGATTACGGTAAAGCCCTTGGACGCGATAAGGGCGAGGAGGGCGGCCTCGGTCGCCGCGAACAATGGTTCGACACCGTTCGCACAATGCCAAACGACCCCTTGCTTTACGGGGCCGATGATGCGGGCCTTGCCGTCGATGGCGAACGCCGCGAAACCGTCGGTCGGATAGGTGTTTAATTTCATTAAATCGAAAAAGTGGAATTCGTCCCGTTTACCTGGACATAAAAAACGCCGCTTCCGCCAAACGAACCGCTAAAATACAAAGTGTTCCCGCTTGCATAGGAATACGATTGATAACCCGTCCCTGCGGGTTCGTAAAGTCCCCAACTCGACCCAAGGTTGGTCATAATCTTGGACGGTCCATTCGTTTGAAGGGACGCGGTATTGTAATAATACGGGGTATTGCCGATAAGGGCGGCGATTGCGTTCGCTTGGGCGAGGTCGGAAGTCAATACGACCGCGGCGGTCGTTTGGACCGTCGAGTCGGCAAACTTGACCCCCGCGCCCGCGGTCGAACCCGACAAGTCGAGGCCGACCGAATCGCCAAGCGAAACGGAACCGCCCGAACCCGTCACCGTAATCGGGGAACCGACCGTCCCGCCGTTGAACGGGACCGCGGCGGTCGATTGCGTCGTCGAGTCGGGGAAGTTAATCCCCGTCGAGGAAACAGACAAGGAGGACGACCCATCGTTCATCGTAACGACCGAGGGGGTAATCGCCGTTGAGAGGGTCGCGTCCTGGACGAGATATTGCGTCGACGAAATGTTGATGTTGTTCGCCCCGTCGAAAATGCTGATGCCCGCGTAATCGAAGGTCGCGCCCGTCGACCCGGATGAACCCGTAAGGTTTAGGCCGATGAAGTCGGAACCATATCGCGCGTCGGTCGTCGAGCTCGCAATCGTAATGACCGCGTTGGTATCCATCGCCCCGCCCGCAAGCGGGAGATACGAACCGCCGCCGCCGCCGACGGTCGCCCAAATGAGGTTCGACCCGTCAAAGGTTAGGGCCTGTCCCGTCGTCGGGGCCGTCGGGTCGAGGTTGGCGGTCGCCCCGTTGGAAAGGGATGAAATCGAAACCTTGGGCGACAAGAGGGAGTCGACCGTCGCGGAGGAATAAAGGGAAATCGACATTTTAGGAAATGATTAATTGGACCCAAGCCCCGTCTTGTCGGACATAAGGGGTTCCGTCGGACGGCGCGTCGGGAAGGCCGGGAACGGCGGCGGTCGTTTGGACCGTCGAGTCGGGGAAAGTAATCCCCGAATAGGTCAATTGAGTCGTCGAGGTCGCCGAATTGTTTTGGGCGATGAAACCCGTCGCGCCCGACATCGTAACCTTGTTGTCGTATGCGTCCAGGACCGTAACCGTATCGGTTCCCGTCTTGGCGACCCAACCCAATTGAACCTCGTAAAAAGTCGGGCGGCTGTTCAAGGCCGAGTTAAGGTCGGTTTGATTGGAAAGGGTCCCGGTAATCAAACCCCATTCCGCGACCGACGAAATGCCGCCGACATTGACCGTCCAGGATGAGAAGGTTCCCGTCCCCGTATGTTGTTGGACATCGGCGACAAGGACCCCCGTTGACGGGTTGTAGCTCGTGACGACCGCGTGCATATGATGCGTCGCGTCGTTGGCGATGATGATGTCTTGTTGCGTCGTATAGGAAAGGCCCGTCGCAATCGTCAAGGTCTTGGCCCCGTTGGACAGCGCAAGGGTCGTCGTCGAAAGAGAATAATACTTGTCGCCGACGGCGGGGGTTTGCCAGGTCGTCGCATAATCCGAGCTCGACGACTTGGCGAGGACTTGCCCGGTCGAACCGCCCGTCGGGACCTTGGCGGCGATGGGCGCATAAGTCGAGGAGGCGGCGGCGACCGTTAGATAAGACGAAAGGGCGGCGTTGGTTGCATAGGTTGAGGCCGCGTTCGTAATCGTCAAATAAGTCGAGGCCGCCGCCGCCGATGTAAGATAAGGAGAAAGAGCCGAGCTCGTAATGTAGCCCCGCGCGAGGACCCAAGACTCGGTCGCGTATCCCGTGAGGGAAGGGAGGTCGACCCAATGCGTATTGTAATCGGTCCCGTTAATCTTGGCGAGGACCTGGCCCGCGATACCGCCCGCGGAAACGCCTACCCCCGCGGGGCCTTGAGGACCCGTCGCGCCAGCGGGTCCGACCAAACCTTGCGGCCCGGCAACGACCCCAAAATCGAAAATCGCCGCCGAGGAGGTCCCGACATTGTTGACCGTCGGGGCCGACCCATAAGGCAACGCCGTGACCGTCCCGACCGCAATCGTCGCGGAATCGCCCGCGGGACCTTGCGGACCAGGGAGGCCCGTATTGACGACGACCGTCGCGGGGGAAGGGGTCGACGCGGTTAAGGTCGCCGACTCAAGGAATTGAAGGGTTAGGCCCACGACGGATTCGTGATTTGGGAGGTCCCCGTAATGGACGGGAGGACATCGACCTGGACGGTTTCAGTATAGAAAACCGAACCCGTCCCGTAGGTCATTTGGATATCGAAATAACCCGTCCCCGTGACCCAACCAATCGTCGACAAGGGATAAATGGCATCGAAGGTCGTCGGGGAGGTCGTCGTTACGGCGAGGGGGTAATAATTATACCCCGCGTCGCGGAAGGCGACCTTAACGGTTACGCCGTCGAGGTTCGCCGGGGCCGACGGGGAATCTTGGGTATATGTCGCCTTAAACCCAAAGGTCGTCCCTTGTTTTAATTGGACCGCGGTTGCCATATCCCTCCGCGGGAGTCAAAGGGGGTTAAATTGGGTCGACCTCGACCGTCGGCGCTGGCAAGGACCCGTCCCATTTCGTCGACCCGGTATAATCCTTTTCCCAATTCTCTTGGTTCGACGAGTAATCGGGAACCGTCCACCAAGTCGGGTATCCCGTTTGCGTCGAGCTATATTGGACGCGGTAAACCCCCGAATAGGAATAATTATGCGGAAGGGTCAACGAACCGATTAAGTATTGTTTGACCGACCAAGTCCCCGTTTCGCCGTCCAAGGTTAAGTCCGCGATTTTAAACCGTTGGCAATTGTAGTTTTCGAGCTTAACGCGAAAAGAGGTCGACCCGTAGCTGATGTCGTTTGCGTCCTCGCCGTAAAAACGGTCGGGGGTCGATTCGATTTCGACCATCGGCGAATGAACCCACATCGTCCACCAATTTTGCCCGTCGCCTTGTCCCATATGCCAAGGCCGCGTCTTTTGGTCCGCGTCCGAGTCGTGAACCATAACCGCGAGATAGGGCCAACCCGCAACGAGGTTGTTATATGCGGGGAATTCCTTGTTTTGGTTCCGCATAACATAAACCCCAATCGCCGTCGCGCCCTCCGGGATGACGATATGCCCGTCGTTGTTGGCCCATACGGAACCCGCATCGCTTCCCGTGACGGACGACCCCGTCGGGTAAACGGCGATGTTCTTAAGGTCGTAGGACTTATTACGGACTTGGACGGTATTATATTCCGCGTTCGGCGGAAGCTGACCGATGCCAGCAATCGCCCGCCCGCGGGCAATCTTAATGACCTGGGACTCGTCGACCGTCTCGACGCGGACCTCAAATTGTTCGGGAGGAGCGACAACGGCCCCGCCCGCACCGGGCCAAGTAATCGACCCGATGATTTGTTGGTCGACGACGAAAGACGGCGGGGTCGTATAAGTGACCCAGGCGACCGACCCAACGAGGAGGACTTGCGCGGTATAGTCGCCCGACGGCGGGGTGATTCCCGTCGGCAAGGTTACGGGGCAATAATTCGCCAAGGTCCCGTCTTGGGAAACATAGATATAAAAGGCCGTCTCGCCCGTCGATTTTTCGACCTTGTATGCGTAGACATAATAAATCGATTCGGGGGCGATGACGATATGCCCGTCCAAGGAGGCCCAAGGACTTGCGGGATTGGTTCCAGGGACGACCGTCAAGGTCCCGTCCGTCGTAATCACATCGGCGCGGAGCTCGTCGTCGCAATCCGAACCGAGGGGCCGCCAAATATTGCCGCCCTTGGCGACCTTCATCGCAAACCCAAGAGTCCCGCTTCCCGCGTCGAACCCGACGACGGCGATTTCCCAATGGTTCACCTTCTCGCCGCCAAACGCGAGGGATAGGGAGAAATTGAATTCCGTCGGGGTGTCGGTTTCCGCGGTCGTGATTACCGTCCCGCCCGAACCAAAGGAGATATTCGGACCCGCGCCGATATAGGGTTGCGGGAGGGCCGTCGAAATCCCGTTGATTAGGTCGTTGAGCTGACTCGCCGAAATGACATCCCCGGACGCGAATCGGTCCGAGAATTGGTTGCCCGTTCCGTTGGTCCCTTGGATTGCCATTAGAAAATCGATTCGGACTCGCCGTAAATATCCTTATCCCAACCCAATTTCCCGCCATACATTAGGTCGTAAGTGACTTTAATGACCGGGGAGGTTAGGAGGTCGGGGGTTCCGATGGGTTCGATGTTCGCCGCCGTGACCAACCAACGCGACCCATAAACGACCCCGTAAACCAACCAAGGGGCGATGAGGGTTTGCGAGTCCGCCGTCTTTAAGTATCGACCAATCGCCTGGGAAAGCTTCTCGGCGGACCCCGATTGCGAGTCGCGGAAGTAAATCGTCCCGCGGACCGTCGTCATCGGGCGCAGGAATTGGCGGACCCCGGCCTTGATGTTGACTTCCGAGGCCGTCGTCGAAACGCCGAACCCCTTGAATTGGTATTGAACCGTCCCGGTGTCCTTGTCGGTCGTCGGGCCGAAAATGGCATTATTGAATTTCGCCGACGGAACCCCCGCGAGGACATTGGATGAAATCGTCGAGTCCGTAACCTTGGTAAAATTGGGATGCGTCTCGATTGGTTGCGCGGAAGTATTGACGACCCCTTGGATATGCGGGTCGGTATACCCGTTGGGTCGGTTAACGCCGATATAATCGACCGTAACCATCGCGACCCCGGCCTTTTGCGTCGTGACGCGGTAACGATACGAGGTTAAGTCGAACCCCAACGAATCGGGGTAAGGTTGACCATTTGCAAAGGTCCCAAGGACGGTCGGGATGATGGACACATCGCAAGCGAAGGTCGCCTGGGCCTGGACAAGTCCATACGCGTCCATTTCGACGGTCCCCGTCGGTTGGCGGACCAATTCATAAAGGTCGTTGCCGTAATCGGTTCGGGTCGTCGTCATAAGTTAACGGCCCGCGCGGGCGGGCGGAGGGGTGTCGTGGGCGGTTTCGCGCGGAGTCGTGTTCGTCGCGATTTGTCGGGTAAGGTCGACCATATCGTTTTGATAGGTCCCGGAAAGGACGGACGCGACATCGCCGCCGCCGATTGCCTGGAGCGATGAGGCCGACAACGCGCCCGCAAGCTCCTCGACGGGTTTGGTCGGGGCCTTGTTTTTCGCGGCGAGATATTCGTCGGACAACCGTTGGGCCTCCTCGAAATTCGTCTTAAACCCGCCCGTCGGAGACATCGCCTTAAACGCTTGTTTGAAAATGATATTAAACTCCTCCGGGTTAATCCCGAATTTCTCCTTATATTCCTTTTGCATTTTGCCGACCGCGACTTGGCCCGGAGTTTGGTCGCCGTATTGTTCGTAATACTTGTTCGGGTTTTGGCGTTGTTCCCGCTTAACCTCGTCGAAATGCGTCGCGAAATCTTGTTCGACTTTGACGAGGCCCGCTTGCGCCGCCCCCATCCGTTCCATTTGCTTTGTATACCGTTCCATCGCGGCGAGCTTCTTTTCAATCGCCGCGGCCCCAAGGATTTCGGCGCGGGTTTGCTCGTTGACCGACGCGGTTTGTTCCTCAATCGCCGAACGGCCTTGTTTGATAAGGGGAATCATCCCTTCCCCGAACCGACCAAAAAGGGCCATCGCGCCCGCGCGCGTCTTGGTTTCGTTTCCGAATTTATCCCATTGGTCCGCCAACATAAGAAGCGCGTCGGTCGCGGTATAGGTCCCGGCCTTTAGCTTGTCGGCATCCATCCCAAGCGAAACGAACATATTGCGTTGGCTTTCGCTCGTCTTGGCTTGTTGAAGGGCCTTGTTGGCCTCGGTCAAACCTCGACCGACAATGTCCATCGAAACCCCGGCCTCCTTGCCCGCGTAAGCGAGCTTTTGGAATTCGCCCGACGATTGACCCGTCCGCGAAACGGCGAGGTTCAATTCGTGCATATACTCGATACCCGACTTGAAACCTTCCCACAACCGCGAGGCAACGGCCCCAATCGCAAACGCGCCCGCAATCGACGCGCCAATCGCTTTGACCTTACCCTCAATCGCCGTTCCCAACGCGGACCCGGCTTGCGACGCGGCATCGGTCGCGCCCTTCGACACATTGGAGAAGTCGCCGCCGAATTTAACTTTTACATCGTCCGCCATTGGTTAGTTTGTTCGGGGGTTGGTTTTGTCGGTTTCCTTGGCGGCGGCGGCGGCCTCGGCCTTCTCCTTACGGTATCGCTCCATCGCGTCCCATTCCAAGTCAGAAACGAGCTCGACCTTGGCCCCGTCCGCGGCGCAATTCGCGAAATACAACCAAACGGCCTCGGCCTCGGGCATCGTCCAGGCGGCCTCAAGCGGAACGCCGTTTCGGACCAAGGACGCGACGACGACCAATTGCCAAGGCAACGCGGTATCCTTCGCCTTGTTGGACTTTTGCCACATCCTGGGCCATAATGCCTGGGCCTCGAAATAAGTAACTAACTTGGCGACATCGCGGAGGAACCGTCGCGGCGAATTATTGTAAATCGCAAGGCGGACTTGTTCGGCGATGGTCCAGGGCTTGCGGACTTCGTCGAGGTTGTGCGTCGATAGGACGCGGACAGCGAGGAGAAATTGGGTCGTCGTAAGCTCGTTGGTCGTCTCGACAACGGGCGAATTTAGGGCCTCAAGCGCGATGCGATGACGGAGGCAAAACGGTAAAAGGCGACGGCCCCCGACCTTGAGGGTCGGAGGCAAAATCGTCGCGGCCTTGAACCATCGCTTTTCCATCGATGGGTTATCCCGGTTAGGGATTAGGCGATTTCCTGATACTTGACTCCCTTAACGGAAATCTTGCGGAAGGTCGAATTCGTGCCGTTGTCGTCGACCGACTTAATGATGTAATTCGTGCCGTCGTAGACGATTTGCTCGCCGACTTGCGGGAGGGTTTCGCCTTCCTTGAGGACCCCGGAAAGGGAAATGTCGATTTGCTTATCGTCGACGCGGTCCGTGATGATTCGGCCCTGTTCGTCCGTAACGGTGACATCGACATTAACCTTGTTGGCGATGTCGTCCGATTGGAGGGTGACAAACGCGAGGGTCGAATAAACGCCGAAGGTGTGCGGCGTGCCGTAAGTATTAGGAAGGGCCATCGTCTTTGGTTGTTAATCCTCCGCGGGAGTCAAGAGGCGGGCGGATAGACGCAAACGAGGTTATAGGTAATCAAATTACCCCAACGGCGGTCGGCGACACCCTCGTCCTCGGATACGACCCAAGCGGCGAAAAGGGTTCCTTGGGTCCAGGCGGACTTGAGAGCCGCGACATCCTCCATAATCCCTTGCGCGGCCTCGACGCGGGCGCGATGTTGCGCGAGGGTAGAATCGTCCGCGGAGGAATAGACATAGACCTTGAAAGTAACCTCGAAATTGCCCGACGGGTTGCCGCCGAAATCGGGATGGGCGCGCGCGGCCTCGGCGTGAAGGATGATGATTGGGAGGGAACGGATTTCGTCCGTTTGCCCCGCGTGAAGCTGGACACCTGGGAGGTCCGCCGCGTAAGGTTGGAACGCCGCGAGGACCGATTGTTCGGCGATGGTTCGGATTCCGTATAGGGTTGGCATTGGTTCGGTTGGTTAAAAGTATTTATGGGACGCGAGGCCCTGCCCCGCTTGGAAGGCCCCCCAAACGGTAAGCTTCCGTTTGTTGAGTTCTTGGGCCATTTGGACCCGCATCGCATAGGCCCGCGTATTGATGGCGATTTGGATATAATTGTCTAAACCGCCCCGCATACCCTTTAGGCCGATGGCGTTCCCGACCGTAACGGACGGCTTGTTTAGGTCGTTGACTTGGTTAATCCCAATCGCGTCCTTCGCGCCGAGGGGATTGCGGACCCAATCTTTGAAATTCTCCTTTGACCCGATTTGGGCCGCGGCGAACGCGTATGCGGACTTAAGGCGACCGACCGACGCGGACTTGTCTTTGATGTATTTCTTTAGGTCCGATTCCTTGGCGACGATGAAGATTGGACCTTTCATCGTCCGATACATCGACTTAAGCGGGCCGTGTCCATTGTCCTCGCGCGCTTGCGTATGGACTTGTCCAATCGTCGAAATGCCGCCCGCCGGGATGAACCCGTAAGTATTGCCGCGGGCAAACCGAGGTTGGAATTGCGCCCATTTAAGGGACTTGCCCGAACGCGTCCCCGCGCGCTTGTTCCAAAGCTTAAAAACCCCGTAATCATTTAGGTCGGCGATTTGATACGCCGTCGCGTTGTCGATAGGGGTGAAAATCTTATATACCGACGATTTGATGTTCTCGATGCCCTTCTTACGAGCCGCGCCCGTATCGCCGTCGCCGGGACTCTTGCCCGTAAACGGTCGGGTAAACTTGACCATATCCAAACAAAATTTGCCCGCTTGGTCGAGGAGGACGGGACCCATCCCGCGACCCATAATCTTACAAAAGTCGGCGATATGCGCGAGGAACCCGTCCGCGTCGACGGTCACACCGCGGCGGACCTCAATCTTTGCCATTAGGCGGGTCCCGACTTGGAAACGACGCGGACGATGACCCAGGCGGACGGCGGACGGTCGTTGATGGCGACGATGCGGAAGTCGTTTCCGTTGTATGCGACGAGGTTCCCGTAAACAACGACCCCAGGATGGGCGACGCAATCGGCCTTTAGGAATTTGACATCAAATGAGGTCGAATTGAGGAACCCGCCCGTTTCCATATCCTGCTGAATCATCGGGGGACCCATTAGGACAATAAACGCGGTCGCCGTCCCGGTCGGGGTTCGACGGACGGTAACGGCCTTGGGGATTTCCCCAAGGATTGCCGCCGCGTCCGAGGCCCATTCGTCTTGGATTGCGCCCATATGCCTCCGCGGGAGTCAAAGGGAGTCCAAGGACCCCTCGTTACGGCCCCGCCAAGGCCCCGCCAAGGCCGTTTGACCCGCGGCGAGGGTAAGGTTAAGGGCGGGCAACAAAAAGGCCCCCAAGGTCGGGGGCCGTAAGTCGGGCGGGATGGCGGAGGTTTATTCCGCCGATTCGCCGTCGAGACATTCGCTCATCGTATGGTCGGTATCTCCAAAGACAATCATCGAGGCGCGGTTTTCAATCTCATCCGCCTTGCGTTCCGCCAGGTTGTATCGGGGCGACCCATACGGAGCATCGTTGCGGATGGCAATGAGGTCGAACCATTGGGTTGCGAGGTTGTTGACTATGTTGGTTTGTTCGGGGGTCATATGAGGAGCGTTAGGTTGGGATTACGAGTTACATCATACACAACGCGGGCCGACTGTCAACATTATTTATTTTCGTCGGGTTGCGATGAAAACAAAAAGGCCCCCGTTTCCGGGGGCCGACTTGTTTCGACTTAACCCCCGATTAGGAGGTGAAGGCGATACGGACGAGGCCGTTACCGTTACCCTTGGCGATGCCGTTGACGAACGACATATTGAGGTGCATCTTGCCTTCCTGCCAATTGTAATACTGACGGAACGCGAGGGAGAATTGGGAATCTTCCTCGACGATGGTTTCCTGGACACCGCCGCCCGTAAGCGGAGCGTTCGTCACGCGGGTCGCGATGACCCAACCTTCGCGGCAGGAAGCCAGGCCCTGCAAACCTTCCGTGTAGGCGGTCCCGGAGGTCGGGAAACCGTTGTATTCGTAAAGGTCGATACCGTGAAGGCGACCGAGCTTGCCGTGACCTTCGCCGTTCTCGCGGATGTTCTTGGTGTCGCCGATGGACAGATACTGCGCGACGGTCGGGTCCTTGAGGAGCTGACCATAGGCGGTCGGGCTGATAAGGGCCGCGCGGTCCTCATAAGGGAGGTTTTTGGCGGTCATCGACTGCGCGACATCGACCATCTTGGTTCGGTCGAAAGCGGAGGCCGCGCCCGAGTAACCAGCGGTCGCGAAGTTAGCGGCGGTCGTGCCAGCCAGGACGGAGTCAAAGAGGGACTTCGTGACGGCGTTGACGAGAGGAGCAAGGAAAACGCGCTTGAGCATTTCCGGGCTAATCGCGTTCTGTTCCTGGTCGGTGAAACCGACATCGACATAAGTGAAGGTATCGAGCGAGACGGCGACATCGGTCGAGGTCGCGGACTGCGCGACGAAACCGACGGCGGGGTCGTAGGTCGAGGCCGTGAACGGCGAGGCAAGACGCGTGTGGACGACCTGGCCGATGCGAGCGACATACGAACCGAAGTCCGTCACGGCGATTGCCTTAAGCGGCTGGAGGACCGGGACGAGCGTGCGGAGGGTTTCGGCAGTAACGAACTGCGGGGCCAAGCCCTGGTTGTTAACGGAATTAGTAGCCATTATTTTGAGTAGTTATTGGTTAGAGAAAGGAAAGATTAGGACACCGTTCCCGTAACCTTTTCGTAGGTGTTTTGGGAAATCTCGGTGCGGAAGCGATGGGTGAAACCGATTTCGTAATCCATCGGGCCGCCGGGCGGCGCGGTTTCGGTAAGCTTGATGTTGAAGGTCAAGGTCGTAACGCCGCCGTTGGCGTTCGCGTCGGCGACGATTTGCGACCAAGAGGCCGACAAGAGGGAACCGAGCTCGGCGGTGAGGGAAGCGGGAAGGGCCATCGTCGGGGGTTACTTAAGGCCGAGGTGTTTCAGAATCGCGGGGCGATTCTTGTCGTAAAACGCTTGGGCCTTGGCGGGTTCCTTTTGCTTGATTTCGAGATACTCGGACCAAACATCGCCCGCCGACTTCGCGGAAGCTTCCAGGGGAAGGTCGACCGGGGCCGCGCCGACCGCGGCGACAATGCTCGCGGCCTTCTTGCCAACCGTCTCAATCGCGTCGACGGCCTGGGCCTTGAGCGCGTTGGACTCGGCGAGGGCCTTGGTCAATTCATCGACCTTGGCGGCGAGGGTATCGCGTTCCGCGGAAACCGCGGCGAGGGCCTTGAGCTCGTTGGTCGCGTCGGAAACGGCGGCGGCGAGGGCGACATTGTCGGCCTTGACCGCGGCGAGCTCCTTCGACAGCGACTCGACTTCGACGGCCTTGCCCGAAAAAGCGGACTTAAGGGCCTTGAGGGATTGTTCGAGGGTCATCGGTTTAGTCCTCCGCGGGAGTCAAGCGATGCGGCCCTTGGACCGCTTGGAACCGCGACGATTATGCTTCTCGTCGGTATCGACCGCGTCGTCGCCCGACTCGGCCTCGTCGTTGATGTCCTCGTCGTCCTTTTCCTCGGATTCGGGTTCGTCCTTCTTTTCGTCGTCCTCGGCGGAAGGTTGGGGCGGTTCGCCCTTTTCGTCCTTGTCGTCGTCGGTCGCGTCCTCGGACTTTTCCTCGTCGTCCTTCTTTTCGTCGTCCTTGGCGGGTTCCTCGTCGTCGGATTCGGGTTCCCCGTTCTCCTCCTCGTCGTCCTCGGATTCGGCATCGTCCTTCTTATCCTCGTCCTCGGACTTTTCCTCGCCCTCGTCCTCCTCGGACTTGGGTTCGGTATCGTCGTCCTTGTCCTCGGTTTCCTTTTCGTCCTCGTCCTCCTCGTCGTCGCCTTCGCCCTTCATCTTGGGCGACGCGGCGAGGGCCTTGAGGAGCTTACCGCCAAGCGCGCGGGCCGACGCGAAACGGGAAAGGACCTTGGCCTCCTCGTTTTCGCCCTCCTCGGCGCGCTCGTCGTTTTCCTCGTCCGCTTCCATTTGGGCGGCGACTTCCGGGGAAAGGAGCTCCATCATTTCGTCCCAACCGCGGACCAAGCCCGTTACGAGGCCGAGGTCCGCCGCCTTGCGACCCGAAAAGATTTGGGCCTCAAGGGACGACTCGTCGACGAATTCGCGGACGGCCTTCACATCGGCCTTGAACGATTCCCAAATCTCGACGACCTCGCCTTGCAACATCTCGCGTTGTTCGGCGGTCAAGCTCGTCCCGGCGATGCCCGCGCCCTTGTATTTCCCGGCCTTAATCACATCGACAATGATGCCCGCGTCGGCGTATCGCTTGGATTCGTCCTCGTAAGCGATGAAGCAACCGACCGAACCGACCGAGCTCGACGGGGTCGCGTAGAATTCGCTCGCCTGGGAACCCAACCAATAGGCCGCCGAGCAAGCTTCGTTGTCGGTAAAGGCGATGACCTTCTTGGACATTTCGCGGATTCGCGACGCAAGCTCCGGGACACCGACCGAGGTCCCGCCAGGGGAATCAATGGCGAGAATGATGGTCGTAATCGCCTCGTCGCGCTCGCAATCCTCAAGCATTTCCTCGACGGCGTTGAGGTCGCAACAACCGCACATCCGTTCAAGCTCCGACAAACCGCGACCGATGACCCCGCGGACCGGGACGACCGCGAACGGCGGGAATTTTTCGAGGACGGGTTGCGCGCCGTAAATCGCGGCGAGCATTTCGCCCATTTCCGACGACTTCGCCGTTAGGGGGATTTCGAGGGACGCGGCGCGTTCCAGGAAGTCCGACGCAAGGGTCGGATTAATGAGCAAAGGCCGACGGGCCTTAAGGTCCTTGATAAGTGAGCGCATCTTGGTAAAAGTTAAGGATTAGGGGTTGCCCGGATTGGAAAGGGGTTGGAAACCGTCCAACGCGGAACCGGGATTCGCGGAGGCGGAGGCAGAGTCGATGTCGGCGGGCGATGTATTGTTCGGGCGGTAGACCCAAGACGGCGGGACATTGTATTTCGCCGCCGTGTCGATGATGAACCGCGCGTCGGCGGCCCGGCGTTCCGTCTCCTCGATAAAGTCCATCCCTTGTTCGGCGTAATGGTCCGACAAGGACTTGAGGCCCATTTGGATATCGGTTTGATTGGCGGTCGCCTCGCGGCCCGCGTCGACGGTGACGCGACGAGGGGTTACCCAATTGACCCGATGCCAATTGTCGGTCGACGGCGACGGGAGCTCGCCGTTGGCGATGGCGTTGGAAATGACATAAGCCCAGGTCGGCGCGCAAAGGCGATGGATAAGGACTTGTTGACGGGCCAGGAAAACGCGTTCGGCCTTGGCTACAATCAAACGCATCGCGGCCCCGGCCTTGTTCGGTTCGACGACGAATTCGTAAGGCAAAATCCCTTGGCAGGAACCGCGCTCCAAATGCTCGACCATCCCGACATAAGCGGACGACCCGCGCGTCGATGTATGCGACTCAAGCTTTTCGCCGGGGGCGAGCGCGAGAATCTTCCCACCGACGAACGAACCGACCTCGTTGGGGTTGTTGTAAACGCCGTTCGGGTAATCCTGCGGTTTCATCCCGAACGCCTCAAAGTCGGCGATGTCGCCCGCGAATTGGCCCGATTCCTTGGTAATCGTCCGAACGATATCCGCGTTCGCTTTTTGGGCGAGCTTTTCAAGGGATACGATTTCGAGGACATCGACAACATTGTTGATGGAATGTTGCATCGGCGAATAAGCCCGCGCCCCCGTGACTTGTTCGGGATGATGGATATGCATTACCGACGACGCGGGCAAGTCGCGTCCCGTTCCGTCCGAACGGATTACATTATACGAGATAACCGCGCCCCATTTGTTGAAACGCACACCGTCGAAAAGTCCGTCCGCGGAACCGCCCGCGTTGTTCGTATTGCCGACCCGGTGGGCCTCAATCAATTGGAGCAACGGACGACCGTTGGAGTCGTATGTCTTAAGCGCGAAAATCTCCCCGTCGACATCGACCTTCTTGCACGCGATTTGTTGGAGCTCCTGCCAATTGTAGCGACCCGTCACCTCGCAAGGGCGGTTCGCCCAATCGTCGAAATACTTTTGGGCAATCTTGTCCCAAGCGGCATCGCCCGACGCGGGTTGCGCCTTGATTCCGTCGCCTACGGCGTAGACCGCCATATCTTGAATCATTTGGCGGATAAGCCCCGAATTGACCGACAACCAACGCATTTTCCGCGTCAGCTCCTGGCGGTCGAAGGTCGACATTACCCGCTTGAAATCCGCGGGATACGGCGAATTAATCCATTCGCGTTTGTTGGAGAATTTCGCGCCCTCAAATTGCGAGAAGATTCCCGAACCGCCGCCGTAATTCCCCGAAATGCCGTCCGCGCGGGCCTTCAATCCCTTGCGTTTCGCTTGCGGGGCGGCATCCTTGACCGACGGTTTCTTGGCGGGAATCTTTTTGGGCATAGGAAAGTTAACCTCGGATTAAAGGCCGCGGAAAGTCCAAAGCCCGTTATAAACCCGGACCACATCGCGGGACCCATACTTGTTGGGGTCCTTGATTTGCAAAGCATACCGACATTCGACGAGGACCGTTTGGACCTCCATCGGGAAAGACTTGGTCACGCTCGTCCCGGAATCCGAATAGGACATCATCGTCTTACCCTCGACTAACATCGCGGCGGCCTTGTCCCGAATCGCCTCGATTTGGGATTGGTTGAGAATAAGAAAGCAACCCGTCGGGTTCGTCGCCATAATCCTCCGCGGGAGTCAAAGCGGACGGCCTCCGCGCGCGTAAGCTCGCAAAGGGCCGTTGCCACCTCTCCAACCCAAGCCCGAATCTTTGAGGCGCGTCCCCAATCTCGCGACCTTCCGCGGCCTTGTCAAACCGTCTCGTCGGGTTTCGCCTCGACCGCGTCGTCGACCAGGACCGCCCCCGTAAGCTTCCAACCCAACGCCGGGACCAACCCGATGACCTCGCAATCCCAAAAATGGTTTTGGTTCTTAACCAACCCAAGGTCCGAACGGTTCTTGGACTTATGGACCGCGACGGGTTCCCATACCGCCCGACCGTTCGCCGATACGACGCGCCGTTCCGACTGCATTTGTTGGATATACTCGTCGGGGACATCGACCGGGCGCGTATGCCGCCCGCGACGGATAAGGAGGGCCAAGGTGTCCTTAAGGCGGAGGTTGGAAAAGTAAATGACCTTTGCCCGCTTGGACCCAATCGCCTCGACGACGGGGACCGAGTAAGGCCGCATTTCGACCTTCGTCGTCCCGTTCGGTAGGCGGACCTTCCAAGGGAATTCGTTGCGTTGGTCGCCGCGCGTCGCAACCCAACCGTTCGTTCCGCAAGCCGTAAGGACCTCGTCCTTCTTGTCGCCGCAATCGACGAACACATTGGACGAATGAACCGCGTATTTCTTTTGCAAGTCAACGAGCTCGCCCCAGGCCAACGCGAACCCGCAAGCGATGAGGCGCGACCGACCTTCCCCGTTCCAAGACCTAACGACCCAATAGAAGCCACCCTTTTGCACATCGACCCCCATAAAGCGGAAACGAACAAAGTCCGCCGCCTCGCGGTCTGCCGCCGTAAGCTTCCCGCCCGCCGTCGGTCGCCCTTTGACGAACCCGCCCTCCTCGTCCCAATCCGCCCCCATCGGATATTCGCCGACCGCGGCCTCCATTTTGATTTCGTCGACCTCCTCCTTCCAATTCTCGGCGAGCCGTTGTTGGACGAATTCACGACGCGCGGTATTATCGGCCCGGTCCTCGTATGCCCGCTTCGCCTCGATGCACTCGACCGCGAGGTCGCCCCAGGTCAAACCCCATTGGGCGCAAAGGGAGTTATACGAATACCCTCGCCGCGACTTGGGCGCGTCGGGGTTCGTCTCGACATACTTGCCCGACTTGTTGAGCTCCGCGCGGACCTTGTTGGAGTCCTTGAAATGCGTATCGCATCCCTTGCATTTGTAGGTCGTCCCCTTGCGGACGATTTCAAGGTCCCAACCCGTCGGCGTTCGCGCCGATTCTGGATAGACGATTTGGGTCCATTCCCAAGGTTGCCGCGTCCCGCAATTCGGGCAACAAAATGTCCAAACCGACCGCGAGGTCGTCGCATACCAAGACGACCAATCGTCGCCTTCGTGACCGCCCTGGGAAACGAGGACGACCTTGGATTGCCATTTGTAGGCCGTCGTCCGCGCCAACGCGTATTTAATCGCCCCAGGAACCCACAACCAAACCTCGTCCCCCAAGACGAAACGGATTGAGCGCGATTGGAGGTTGCGCTCGTTGTTCGCCCCAAGGACCCAACAAGTGTTCCCGCGGAATTGAATCGACCCGCGCTTGGGGATGCCCTCGGGCCCAATCGTCGCCGCGACCGCCGGGCAAGCTTCCCACAACCGCGACAATCGGTTTTCCAGGAGGTCCTCCGCGTTGCGGTCAATCTCGCGGAGGATTAAGGTCGGCCCCGGCATAAGGACGGGGATGATGCAGGACGCGGCCTCGACGACCCAAGACTTCGACATTTGGACCGCACCCAAAATCCCGATTTCCAAAACCTCCGGGTCCGCCAAGGCCCGCAACGGTTCCGCCAACCAAGGCGAATTCGTAATCCGAAACGGACCAGGCAAAGGCGAATAGGGAATCGACTTGATGTTGTGTTCAAGGAAATCGACGGGGTCCCGATGCGGGTCGGGCGCAAGGACCGACCGCAACCCCGCCTCGAAACCGTCAACCATTGGGACCGCCCTCCTCGCCGAGCTCGATGTCGGGCCGCGTAATCCGCACATCCCCGACGACCTCCTCCTCCGCCGACTCCGTCATCGTCGACCATTTCGCGAGGAGCTTTTGGACCTTCTCGTCGATGACCTTTAACGCCGTCCCAGGCGCATCGGGGTTCGCCCCAGGAGCGACCTCGACGGGCATCGACAAGAGGTCCGCCTTAATCTCGGACAGAATCCGCGAAAACTTGTCCAAGGCGAGCGATGTCTTAATCAGCTCCTTGGACTCAATCCGTCGGGCAAGGGCCTCGCGCTCGACGACGACCAATGTCTTGAGGATGTTTTGGTAAGTAATGTAAAGCTTGGGTTCCTGCGGGTCCGACATATCCCGCGCGGCGATATACCGTTGCCGCGCCGCCTCCTTAAGCTCGCGATGCCGTTCGACCGTTTGCTCAAAATCGTCGTCGGGGTTGATGCGACCGGGGTCGACATTAATTTCCGTCCGTTCCTTAACGCCGCCGCGTTGACCGCGCAACAACCGCGCGTCCCGCCAGGCCGTCGCCGCTTCCAACGAATCCGTCGGCATCCCTTCCGAAATCAATTGCCGCGCGCGCGACAAACCGAACCCGAAATGTTCGGCGATTTGACGATGCGTTAAACTCATTTGCGTTTACCGACGGACTTTGCCGCGTTTCCGCCCGCCCCCTTGGGTTGACTGACTGTTTTTGCGCAAATGAAGCGAGGTCGCGCCGCGGAGCGTTCCCCCCCTTGAACCCTAATAGATTCCTTCCCGGGGGGGGTCGTCGCGTGAAAATCGACGAAAATCCTCGTTTTTTGCAATAAATCGGGGGTTTTTCCGTTGATGCGACGGACGACCGACGCGGCCCGCATATTTTTGACCTCCTCCTCGGGTCGCATAAACCTTGAGGGTTCAAGTCCGAGCTGACGGAGGAGCTTACGACAACGCAACGACACCGCGGACCTGGTAATCCCGTGACGACGGGCGAGGACGGTCATACGCGGCGGGCATCCCTCGCCGACGACGAGGCGGATGATGTCGGCGGTCAAAGACATATCGGGGTCGGTCGACTTGTCCAACGACTCAAGGAGGAAGTGAAGGGTTGCGCGTAAGCGGAACGATGCGAGGTCAAGCTCGGCGAGGCGAGGGTCGGTCGTCGTCTCGTTGGCGATGACATCGTCAAGGGCAGACGGTGTCGAGAAGGTCGATGGGTCGAGGCGATGGAATTGGTCGTCGTTGGTATGATGTTCCGAGAAGTCAAATTTATCTTGGTTCATTCGCGACTCGGTAACGGGCGACGGGTCGTCGAGCGCGTCGGCCTTGAACGCGCCCGATGCGATGAGGTCGCGGCGTTCCTTTTCGGTAAGCTTGGACCACCAACGGCGGTATTCTTTTGATATGTTTCCGGGCAAGGCGGGAACATATTTAAAAGGAAATTTAGGCGGGTCAAATGAGAGTTAGGTTGATGTATAGGCCGAGGGCCGCGTCGTAACGGATGAAGCCCTTGGTCGTTAGGCGACGGCGGAGGGAATCGGGTTGGTAGGGTTTGCGTCCCTTGGCGCGGACGACTTGGGCGGCGAGGTCGGTCGTAAGCTTGCGGAAGTCGGTCGGGGTCATTTGGGCCGGGAAGTCGGACGCGACGATTTGGCGGAGGTTGTCGTTGCGTTGTTCCTTGGCCCTGGACGCGGCCTCGGTCGCGGCGCGTCGGATTGCTTCCATACGGTCGGGGTCCTCGGTCCAAAGTCGTTGCCAATGGGCGAGTCGACGGAGGCGGAGGAAATGCCCGCGTCGGTATTTGAGGGGTCGGGATGGGTTAGCCATTTCGGTAAACGATATTTAACCCCCAAGAGGTTGCTTGCGGAGGTAATACGACCCCCCCGTAAGGGTGGGGGGAGTATTATTATACCCCTTTAGGGGTATATACGGAACTTCCGAGGGAACTTCCAAGGGAATTTCCGAGGGGGTGGGCGATGGGGCGAGGAAGGCCATTGGAGGTTCGGGAAGGGGGAAGGGTCGGACCCGTCAGGCAAAACGCCTTGGCGACCCCTTGGCGGGGCGGGAATCGGGGTTACCTTGGGACGATGTCTCCTCCGCCGTGGCATACTCCCAAGCGATGACCCCCTCTTGTCGGGAATGTCGGATGAGGATTTCGCCTTTAAAGTCGCCGAATGTATCGCGCATACCCGCGCGGGAACGGCGTTTGGTTAGGATAAACTTATAAACGGGTTCGTCGCCTGGGCAACGGACGAGGGCCGCACATTCGCGAGAGTAATTAACCCATTCGGCGGACCCGGCCCCCGTATAGGCGAGGGCCGCGTTGGTTTGTCCTTCCGTCTCGGACGCGGGCTTGGGCTTCGCGGTATGATGCATAAAGACGAGGATGCACCCCGTTTCGCGAAGGACGGGGTCGATTTGATGGCGGAGGAATTCCGAGGTTGCCGCTTGGTCGGCAATCTCAAACCCCGCATACGAAAGAAGGGGGTCGCAATAGATAATCGCCGCGGAATGTTTAAGGATTAGGTCCTTAATGAACGGGGCGAATTTGGGGCCGATGGCGGACCCGTTGCGGACGATGGCGAGGTTTTGGTCGAGGAGCTCGATTTCGGACATCGTAAGCTTTGCCCCATTGACCGCGCCTTGGTATGCTTCCGCGACATCGCCGAAATCGTTTTCCGCCTGGACGATGACCGACCGCAAGGGTTCCTTGGGTTTGATTCCGAACGCGTCCTTACCGACGGCCCAACGGATTGCGAATTGGGTCATTAGAGACGACTTACCCGTCCCCGAATTCCCGACAATCATAAGGGACCCGCCTTTGCATAGCCAACGGCGACCGAGGACGCAATTGGGGTCGTTGTCGGGGTCGAACGCGCGGAGGTCGGCGGGCGAGAAGGTTTCGGTCCCGTCGCCGGGGGGCGGGGAAATAGGTTCGGGCATTGGGTCGGATTAGTCGGACGACGGTGAGGCCGTCAAGGTTGTTTATTCTTTCGACGGATTGGCGGGCCGTAATGGGCCATAAGGCGACGGCGGCCCTTGGTAACGATGCGGAGGTCCTTGCGGACGAGTATGCCAGCTTCCAAGGCGACGCGGATATATCGTTTGGTATTGGTCCGAGTATACTTCCATTTTTCCGCCCATTGTTCCTCGGTTCGGTATCCCTTGGGGACGGGTTCGACGGATTTGTTGATTTCGCCCAGGATGAGGTTGAGGGTTTCGTCGGATAGGATGCGCGCGCGTTTGGTCATCGGGGCGAGAAGGTTTTAAAGTCCGATGGCCAAGTCCATCGGCCCGCGGTCGGTTCGACGATAAAGACTTTCCAATCGTTGCCGTCGACCCAACCAGCGACGAACGCGTTGGAATGACGGGCGGTCGCGAGGCGGGTCGCGGAATAATCCATCGAGTCGTTAAGGCCGAGCCAACCCGCGGAAAAGGCGGCCCCGCCACCTTCCCGGCGGAGGGCGACTTGCTCGACGGAATGGGTATGCCCGTGGACAAGAGCTCCGCCGCGGACGGCGTAATGTAGGCCCATTTCCTTTGTCGCGTTGAGGCCGTGGGAATACCCGTGGACAGCGGCGACAGGTCCCAGGCGGTAAACGCCGCGCTTGGCGTTATAGGGGAGGATTACGGTCGCCCCGCATTTGCGCGCGTGTCGGTTGATTTTGTCTTTGATGCCCTCGCAAGCTTCGCGGAACATCGCGGACCCCGACGAACGGATATGGGTTTCAAGGCGGGCCTCGTGATTACCCCATAAGTAAACGGTCGGTCGGAAGCGGGCAAAGAAATCGAACCCCGCGGCGAGGTCCTCGTTAAGCGATTCGTTTTTCTCGGTATCGTCCTTGCCTTTACGAAGGGAACGGAAATCGAAATGGTCGCCCCCGGCGATGCGGACGGTCGGACGGAAGTCGCGGCAAAACTCATACAACGCGGCGAGGGCCTTGGGGTCGGCGCAATCCCCGTGGGAGTCGGAAGCGAATACGAACCGCGTTGGTTTGCTCATTTGGTCAATCAATTGGTTTCCAAGTAACGACGGGGATAAGTGTGACGCGATAGGTTTGTGCGCCCGTAAGGTCCGCTTGCCATTGGTTGAATTCCACGGAAACGACCTTATAATCAAAACCGTCGTCCGGGTTGTTGATAATGTCGCCGACTTGAGGCAACGGCTTTCCGATAAATGGTTCTTTGCTCATTTGGTCGGATATAGGTCGTCCTCGCCTTGCATCGGTTCCCATTGGAATAGGGAATACGGACCGCGGCCCCCGACGCGGGGGTAAGCGGAATGTTCCGGGAAGTCGTAACCCATCGCTTTGATTTCCGCGGGAGTCATTCGCATCATTTCCGCGGTATCGTTTAGGCCGATGCCGAGGCGGAGGGCCTCGTCGAGCTGGACGCGCGGGTCGTAAGGGATGACGACGATATGGTCCGACTTGCGCTTGAGGAGGTTGCGGGAATGGGCGCAACGGACGAGGAACCTGGCGCGCTCGATGGATACGCCGAGGATTGCCGCGCGACGGCGGAGGACGGGGTCGTCGGAGGCCGTGAGGTTGTTGCAAACCATTGGGTCGGGATTAGAGTCCAAGGCGGTCGGCGAGGTTGCGGCCCTCGTCGACGACGGTATCGCGGGAATTGAAGGCGAAACGATACTCGAAATCGACGGCGACCTCGCGGCGGATTTCGCCGAGGGATTGGAGCTCCTCGTCGTTGGCGGGTTCGACCCCTTGGGTATCGATGCGGACGGTTAGGATGCGCCAACCCAACGGGGTGAGGATGTCGGCAAGGACCTTGAGCTCGTTGATATACCGCCAATCGGGGACGACGACGACTTGGTCGCGGGTATTCCAAAAGTCGCGGCGGGCGATGCGGTTCGCGGTAAGCTCGGCGAAAATGTTTCGGTTGAGCGACCTGGACATACGACCGAGGGCGACGAGGACCTCGCGGTTGGTCGCCTTGAATTGCTCGTCAAAGAAGTCGAGGCCCGCCTGGGAATCCAATTGGTCGGTCGACTTAAGGTATTCGTTGGCGGCGGACTTGAGGGGGGCGGCGAAGGATGTCTTATAAAAGTCGAGGACGCGGGAGTCGTATGGTCGGTTAAATCGGCGTTGTTCGACGCGGTCGAGGAGGCCGTCGGCGAAAGTGTCCTTGCCCGCGCGGGCGAACCCGGAAACGAGGATGACGGTTTTGGTGGGAGGGGGCGGTTGGGTTGTCATTAGGGATTGATAATGTTTGTATTCGATAAGAGGGCCATCGGGGTCGACGACAAGGATATTTCCGCCGAGGGTTCGTTGGGTTTGGTTGTCGGCGATGCGGTATCGGGTCGGGGCGGTCATTCGGGGCGGGGGTCCTTGGCGGCGCGCCAACCTTCCAATTCGGCCTCGTATGCGATTTGATGCCGGGCGGCGTAGGCGAGCGCGTCGCCCGCGGCGAGGAGGCGGTTGTTTTCCTTTTTCAATTCGACGATGCGGTCGAGGATTTGGGCCTCGACGCGGACGGCCTTCATTCGGTTAAGGAGGGCCATTTCCGCGATTCGCGCCTCAAGCTCCTTGATGCGGGTTTCGTAATAGCTCACGACTGCACCCCCTTGGCGGCTTCCCACGCTTCAGAGTGGGGGTATCCGCTGTCGTCGTGCTGATGGTCAATCCAGTCCATCATCGCATCCCCCGCCTTGGTCAGCCGCTCGACATTGGCCTTGTGATGCATCTTGAAGTCCATCGCTTCTTTGACGACTTCAGCCACCTTGAGGCGACCATTACTTGCTTCCTCAATATGTTTGACGACCTCGGCCTTAAGGCGGGCGTTCTCGGCTTCAAGCCTGGCAATAGCGTCCTTCCTGTCCTTGTGCAAACCTCCAGAGTCCACATTATCTTGATACATCTTAAAGGCGATTTGGGACGCTCCGTAAAGGTTCACCTGGTCACGCAATCGTTCCTTAAACATTTCGACCTCGGCCTTGAGGCGGGCGTTATCTACGGCATATTGATTGCAT